GTTTCCGAAGCCGAGGGTCGTGGGTTCGATTCCCGCCGAGCGCACCAATAATCTGCATTCTCTTTATCCACTTCTGACATCACATCATAAAACGTTTGTTCAGGCTCAAGCCTTGCCATTTCTGCTATCTGGAATATTTCAAATGGTGTTGGCTTTGTTTTCCCTGCTTTCCAGTCACTAAATCTACTTGGTGAAGTTCCTAGTTTTTCAGCCATTTTCTTCTGTGATTTCTCAAAATATTTAGCTCTTGCTATAAGCATTTCAAGCTTCATGGTGTTCTCCTATGCTTGCGTAATTTGAGTAATTCAAATATTATTGAATAGTTCAAATTAGTTACGTTTTTGTTAATTCAATATTACACTATTCTGGAGTGTTCCCAATGTCTAATCACAATTATCCTATAAAACCATCTTTAATCAATGCTTGGTCTGCTCGCTTGGCCGAACAAGTGCCCTTTTGTCCCTGTCCTCCAGAAACCGTTCCTGTATTGGATGCGGTGGACGGGGACATTCCTTTATGTCCTTTTTGCGGTAGTACCTTTTATCGTGACGATTTAGGCTCATGTTATGACTGCTTTTTTCCTCCTTCTGATGAGGGTGAGTAATGAACTATCAACCTTTCTATGACATGAACTTTTTAGTTTCTGATCCAATGCTCCAGGCTCTCCAAGAACATAAATTCTATTTCATTTTTATGGCTGTTCTTACTTTTTACCTATTAATGATTTCACATATTTGTTTATTTCGTCTTTATCAGGTTTTAAGACAGCCAAGAAAAAGGCATTACCCACAACATAATATTACTTAGGCTAAAAAGGTTTCACTATGCGCTACTTCACTAATCAAAAAGACTTTGAACAAGCTGCCATAGACTGGGTAGCTCGTCTAGTCTCTGAAAAAGCCAGTGAAACCATAGCTACTGGTAATGTCGCTGATATAGGTCAACAAACACTAATTTACCTTGAATCAGTTGCTTTAACCAACGGCTTAACATCATCAACCATTAACGTATATACAGACATTATTTCAGAACATAACCAAGAATTATTAAACATATTTGACCAATAGAAAAACGAATTATATCGGGGGGACGGAAGTTTCAAAACCCCCAATAGTAACACGGGGGTTACGGATGTCAGATTCACAAGCTCAACCAGACTTACGCACAATCTTGACGGAACAAGCAAAATCTCTAGGTCTTATTCATGACACTGCTGGCTATAGAGAAAAGATTAATCAAATTGCCTCTACACAACAATTATTAGTGAAAGACAAAAAAGGCAATGATCTATTAATTCCCGTCCGTATTCCTTGTGGCTCTGAACAAGTCATCGTTGACGCTTGTAACTTTGTTTTCGGTGTAGAAACGATTGGCGATTTTTATTCAAATATTTTTAACGATCCACAATTAACACGAGAAGAAAAAGAACCACACGCCCAAGAGTTTGCCTTTCATATTTCCGCACAATTAGCAGATATTTTTGGCAGTGACTTCTCAAATATTACTTATAACGGCTCTGGTCGTAACTTTTATGAATTTGCTTTCACGATTGGAGACCACGACGCAAAGCTAGGTCATATTTGTTTCGGTGGTCAAAACAATACCATCCTAGTAATGATAACTGGTACGGGTTGCCAGTATGGAAACGAATATTGGGAATATAACCTATATAACTGGCTTAAGTATGATGCACACCGTTCTAAGCTCACACGTATTGATTACGCCCATGATGATTTTAACGGTGCTTATTCCTCGCCTGAAATAGCTGATGATGCTGATAGTCAGGGTATGTTTGCCCTTACCAATAATCTGCCTACTGTTCAGCATTTAGGTGACTGGAAACGTCATAAAGGCGCTGGTCGTACTCTCCAAATAGGCAAACGTGAAAACGGCAAGCTCTATCGAGGCTATGAAAAAGGTAAAAAGTTTGGCGATGCTGAAAGCCCGTGGTTTCGTAGTGAAGTTGAGTTCGGTTCTACTGGTCACTTGCTTGAATTAGAGATGCTTATTAGCCCTACACAATATTTTGCGGGTGCTTATCCGTACTGCTTGGAGCTTGTCGAGGCTGCTAATGGTGAAATATTTGAGAATGTCTCACGTATTCCGTCAGTACAAAAAGAATCTGAAATATCTGTCGATAAGTCTATTGCCATTTGGAAAACACAAGCTGGTCGTTATCTTGCTGTCTATCGTGAGTTGTTCGTGAAAAAAGATGATAAAGGCTGTTTAGTCCCTGATGACACAAAAATCTTAGATATGTTGGTCACTGATAAAGCTGATTATTATCCGCCACGTCTTAAAGTATGTGAGAAGTTTATAAAGAATCCGCCCACCTACGCACCATGGGCAGATCAACGCAGTCGGTGCGAGATACCTATTTAAGGATTATTACCATGTTTCAAGAAATGATTATTACTGGCGCTAAATCTTCATCTGGTGAATTTGAGGGTCGTTCTTATGACTCTACAAAGATTTATGTTCAAACAAAGATGAACGATCAAAGCGGTGAAATGGTTGGGTTCGCTACCAGTGAATACAGCTGGGGTGCTTCTAGTAATTTTAACAAGTTAAAAGATTTGGATTTCCCTATCAAGGCAAAAGTTGATATGGAGATTGTGACAAGTGGTAAGAATTCAAAAATGGTTGTCGTTGATGTTCAGCCGATTGTTACTAAAACAAATTAATTAAGGAATTCCCATGTACGTTTGTAATGCTCTCGATGAGGCGTCCAATACGTGCTTGGAATGGGTCGCCTACAATGATTATTCTTTGCTTTCTGAGTTAGCAATAACCAAAGCTGAAATGGTCACGATAGGCGGTCAAGTTGGGGCTATTTTGTCTATTATTTTAGCCTTCGTTATGGTGTTTAAAGCACTTAAATTAATGTAATCACTGGAGTTTATTATGTCTGAAAATACTAGCCCTGCGGTTGTTGAGCAAAAGAAAAGTAAGAATAACCTTGCGTCTTTGCTTGCTATTTCTTCTGCCCTCGCTGTTACTGCTGTTATGCCTGTCGCTTCAAATGCTGCTCTTGCTGAAATTGGTGCAGAATTAAGCACTGAAATGGAAGCAGGTAAGTTAATCATTGTCGCAATTATGACGCTTGGCGCTACCTTGCTAGCTATGTTTGCAGGTTATCGTTATATGAAACGTGGCGCGAACAGTGCTTAATTTTTTATCGGGTTATTGGGGTCATGGGCTTTTGCTCGTGGCTCTAATAATTAAGGGGTTTATATGTTACTGGCTGCTGTCGATTCTGATGCCTCTATTTTCTGGTGGTTGCCTATTCTGTTGATATTTTTTGCTTTTATCGTTCTTATTCGTACTTTCCGTTAGAAAATAATAAAAAGGTTCTTAATATGCTTACCAAACAATTAACAGCCTTTTTCTTATCTTTTGTCCTTATCTTTATAAGTACACCCTCTTTTGCTGACTATAACCCTAATAAACCACATACTCGTTGGTTTTATGATTCTATTATCAATGACCCAACTGTAAAAAGTACCGTTCAAGTTAAGGCACAGCGTACCTATCCAGTTTCAACATTAGGCGCAGACGGTAAGCCTATAATTCAAAACAGACCGCAAAAGTCTGTTATCAAAGTTGGTGCTAGTGTGTCTAATGTTGGTAAAGGTCTTGTTAGACGTTCGCCAGGTGTTGCCATTACTTACGCTGTCACTGCTTTATTGGGTAAGGCTGTTGATTGGGTAATGGACGCTGAAAATAATCGTATTAAATATACTGAAGAATCCGACCCTGAACCAACGTCTGACGCTAGGACTTATTCTGTTGTTTATCAATATACTGGTGACCCTATTTGGTATGTGAATCGTAGTAACCCTGATTCGCTTAGTAATGCTAACCCGTCTACGCTTTGTAGAATGCAGATTGAGGGTGCTGGTCGTGTTTATGCTGGCACTCGTGGTCTTGTTGCCACCAGTAGTGGTTTTAAAATTCAGTGTTTATATTATCCAGATGGTGTTTCGTCACCACCACCTGAGTTAGTAGATAAATATATCCCTATTGACACAGTAGCGCAGCAAGTCATAAGAAACGCTAACTCTGGTCACGCTCCGTCAATGGAAGTTATGAATAATACCGCATTGGATATGCTCGAGGCGGGCTTACTCGATGCTCAGCTTGAATCAGCAGCAGAACCTAAGGTTTTCAATCCTGGTGAATCTGACCCCACTAATCCTAGTTCTGGTGGCGAACCTGGCGGAGATGGCGAACCTGGCGGAGATGGCGAACCTGGCGGAGATGGTGAACCTGGCGGAGATGGTGAAGATGGTGAACCTGGTAAAGATGGTGAACCTGGTAAAGATGGTGAAGATGCCCCTAAATTTGAATTACCGCCGTTTTGCTCTTGGGCTACAAAGGTTTGTAGCTTTGTTGATTGGATGCAAGCCGAGCCACCTAACGATACAGAAATAGAGTTACCACAACCTGATACTCAAGACGTTGATACTGACATAGATTTTGGTGGTCAATGTCCTGATGATGCAGGGTTCACCATGAATATATTTGGTAATAATGTTGAATTTGTCATGATGCCTTTTAGCAAGTTTTGCCCCTTGCTTGATACATATATAAAGCCTGTTCTTGTTGTTCTTGGCTCTTTCATGGCTGTAACTATTGTCGGAGGTCGGCGCGATGGCTAGCGGTTTTGCAGGTTTATTAAAAGCAGTAAATAAGGGTTGGCTTAAAGATGTGTTATCGGGTGCAGGTCTTACCCTTGCCACCAGTGGCGCGTCTTTGTTCTTGTTTAATCAGATGCTTAATATCTTTAAATCGAATATGGGTTCTGTTCCTGTCACTATCTTGTCACTGGCTCATATTGCAGGTTTCGATATATTTTTTAGTCTTATCTTTGGCGCATACGTTGCAAAAATGACCCTAAATTCGGGCAACCTAGTGTTAAGGGGAAAATAAAGCTGCGCTACGTGTGAGGAGGAGGTGACGACGACGAGCACTAAGCAGCGTTAAATTAAGGATTATTCATGTTATATCTTGCTACTGGTACACCAGGTGCTAAAAAAACCGTCTTTGTTGTTTCTAAGTTGGATAAAGTCGAGCGAGATAACAAAGTTAATCTTGTCAAAAATAAAGAATATTATGCTTACAATAAAAAGCTTATTGATAAATTCCGTTCTGATTTCGGTTATTACGAATCTGATGTCGGTTCAGGTCATCGTTTAAAAAACGTCATTGATGTTTTGCCTGATGATTACTTTGATATGTTTTCTGATGATTTTGATGACTTGCGCCCTGATGATTATTTTCTGCGAGCTACTCGTTTTAATGAGATATGTGAGCGTATTAACGAACGTGAGGGGGAGCAAAAATTCAAGTTTTTGTTACCTGTCCGTACCATATACACCAATATAAAAGCTCTTAAAATAGATTACGTTCGTGATATTGAGTATGACTGGCGCGATTGCCCTGACGGCTCTATCGTTGTTATTGATGAAGTTCAGCTTGTCGAACCATTTGACCAAACAAAGAATAAGAATGACCCCATCATTCAAGAGTTGACTATTCACCGCCATAGGGGTTTTGATTTTTATTTCATCACTCAATACCCTAGTTTACTTCATCCTACCGTTAAGGATTTGGTTGGCGTTCATTATCATCTAACCGTACCCTATGGTTTGAAAACTCGTGTTTATCAGTTCGGCTCTACTCGTGCCTATCCCAACACAATGGCAAATAAATTTAATTGCGAAACGAAATTTTACTTTAGCCCACCTGACCGCCTTTTTAAGCTCTATAAATCGACTACCATTAATACCCATCAGAAACGCATACCGTATAAGCAGTTATTTGGTTTTGGTATCCTGATTTTATTAGGTGTGTCTGTTTTCTTATTCTCTGTCTTTGGTGCTAAGGATTCCGCCATTTTTGGCGGTGACGCTAAGAAACCTGCTGCCCTTGCTGCTGCTGCGCCTGTTGTCGATAATCCTATGCCCACTGCTACCACTGGTCAACCTGATACCCTTACGCCTGCCACTGGTCAACCTGATACCCTTACGCCTGCGCCTGTAACTGCATCTAGTGGTATTTATGACCCTTTAAGCGGTGGTTATATTCAAGATGTTAACCTTGTGCCAGTGTCGGGTATGCAAATGAATGGCCGTTGTTCAGTGTATAACGCCAACGGTGCTTTGCTTACTCATATCTCTGATGCTGATTGTAATGCTTATTTGTCTGTTAAAGGTCTGCTCCCTAAGGTTGGGGATAATAGCAAGTCTATTACCCCACCTATTTAGTATTCTATTTCATTAGTTCCATTAGCATATTTGATTCTATGCCGTATTGGCTTGTTCCTCTTATGCTGCCTGCATCTTCTTTTTGACTTTTTAACAGGTTATTTATAAATTCTTGGGCTATTTCTGTTATTAGTTTTCTTTCTTTTTCTTGGAAATCTTGGTAGTTTTCTTCGTCTATTAGTTTTCTTCTTGTTTCATGGTCTACTTTTTTCCAATATAAATTTTCACATATAGCGAAATTTATTGTTGTCGAAGTGCGTTTGCCGTTGAAGTCTGTGTAATTTACTTTGATGTTTTTGAAGTGGCTCATTGTATTTTCTCCGTTATCCTTTGGCCTTGTTGCCTTGGTATGAGTACTATTATACTCAATATAACAGAGCTTGTAAAGTACTATAGTACTCATTTATCAATTATCTTTGTAATCTTATGTAATTTTTTTATCTTATCGGGCCGTTTTTGTTTTTGCTATTAGCATTTAACCCTTCGCCCTCCAGTTAACAGCTTTTGGCATTCCGATGTCATAGGACATTACTTTTAGGCGGTAGCCTTCGATGCCGTCTTTTTGGCATTGGAGGCGTTAAGCCATTAGACAGCTTCTCAATACTCTAGAACCTTATTCTTTATCTAAGGTTTACTATGTTTAATTTATTATCGCAAGTCATCGAGTATTATCAAGAATATCACCTGACAAAAAACAAATATCAGTATCGAGCCGACAATCTGCGCTTTTTTGATGCCTATCATTTGAAAGATTTGAGAAAAAAGGACGTTAAGCAGTACGCACAATTAAGGCGTGTTCATGTCTCCAATGCCACCATTAACCGTGAATGTTCTTTTGCTAGGGCTGCCATTAATCGGGTTAATGAAGATTATGAATTGAAAATTAATAATCCATTTGAAAATGTGAAGTTTGTTGAAGATGATTACATTGCTAATTATTTGAATAGATCACAATATGAAAGGTTGCTTAAGTCTGCATTGGAGACTAGCAATAATGATTTGCATGATTTTATAGTATTGCTCACTATGACAGGCTGCCGTCCTATCGAATTATTAACCTTGCAATGGTCAAATGTATTTTTAGATAAAAAGCAGTTTGTTGTTAGGAATTATTATTCTAAAAGTAAGCGTACCATGTATAAGTATTTGAACAATACCGCATTAACCTTGCTATTGGAGAGACAAGCGCAAGCAATAGGCGACTATGTTTTCACCAATCCAAAGACTGGCGATAGGGTAAAAAGTTATAGCAAGGGTTTTCAGCTATGTAAAAAAAGGGCTGGGGTAAATTGTACTATGTATGATTTGCGCCACACCTATGCGTCATGGCTTGTTCAGAATGGTGTAGGAATATATACTGTCAAAGATTTGTTGGGTCATGGCGATATTGAAAGTACAATGCGTTATGCTCACCTTGATTACTCGCATTTAGTGAGTGCTGTTGACTTAATAGATTAGGTTGATTTATGGAATATGTTAATTTTGAAAGGTTTGAAGAAGTTAAATGGCTAATTAAAGTCTTTCTAGTATTTTTAACTATTCCTGCGCTCTCTTGGTGGTGGAATTATATCAAGGGCTTTTTTATTGAAATTTATGAGGATGATAATAATAATTGTTGTCCTCATTGCCATATTCATATAGATGACGAACCTGATTCACAACCTACCCACGTTCCTAGACCTGACCCAATGCCTCCTTCTGGTGGTATGGCAGTTCCACCGATGAAAATTCCTTCAAAAGAACGCGAATACGATTATTTAGACCGAAAATAATGTAAAGTATTGTAACAAGATATTTTATATTTACAGTTTCCGAAGCCGAGGGTCGTGGGTTCGATTCCCGCCGAGCGCACCAAT